GATTGGGTCTGGCACAGTATCAGCAGACGAAACCACTCAACCAGTGGCGGACACACAACCAGCGGTAGCTAACGTATACACGGCAGATAATGCCGGCAACGTTACGGTGACACCGTCTGAAACAGTGGCACCCGTAGCGGAAACACCAGTATTTACTCCACCAGCACCAGTGGAATCTCAACCGATTGCAGAAACACCAGTAACAAGCACACCAACCGTTGAAACTCAACCAGTGGCAGAAATACCAGTAACGGAAACAGTAGCACAACCAGTCGCAGAAACGCCTAAACAGCCTACTGAATTTGTCAAAGAAGACAACGAAATTAAAGTAACTAATCCAGATGTTGTCGTTGATCAATCAAATGGAACTGGTAAGTATTCAGGGTTTACCGTTGAATATAAAGACGTAAAATTCCCTGACGATATGGCTATCAATGAAGGGGATAAGGTTAAATTTGATTTGCCAAAAGAAATCAACTTCCAAACAAATTATGATTTTGATGTCTATAACCCAGAAAAAGTTGTTGTGGGTAAAGCATCAACAGACGTTAAAACTCAGACGGTTACGACTGTATTCAATAACTACTTTGCCACTCATCCACTCAACAAGCAAATGAGTCTTAAGCTCGATGCTAAGTGGACTGACAAGGTTGAAAGTGGCAAGCCAGTTAACGTTAATTTCAATGGTACGGTGGTTACTGTAAACATTGGAAAAGAGCAAGAAATCGGTAAAGATGAATTGCTTTCTAAATGGGGTAGTCAAGACGAGAATGACCCAACTGTTATCAACTGGACTGCTCGTATTAACTACGCTAAGAGAGTGCTCAACTATGTGACTATCATTGATGAAATGTCAGAGAATCAAAAGTTAGTTGATAACTTCTTTGAAGTAAAGAATATTGAAAGTGTTGATCCGTGGATTGACAAAGGCTCAGCTATGGACTTAGTTAAGTCTATCAGTAAGTCAGACCACGGTTTCACAATTAAAATGGATCGCCTTGATCATATGATTTATATTAACTATAAAACTAAATTGATTAACGCGGTTAAAGAAAGCGTAAACCCAACCAATAAGGTTGAGTTGAAAGCTGAGTCAGACGGTGCTATCTCATACAGTTATGTTCAACTTGTCGGTGGTAAAGGTGATGCCAGCGGCGAGAACAAACCGGAGCCAACGTTTGAAATTCCTCGTGAAGCTCCAAAAGTTGAAATCCCTGAATTTAACGGTGGCATTCCGGGTATTCCTGAAGAACGTGTAAAACCAGAATATACTGAGCCAATCGGAACAGTACCGAACGAAGCGCCAGTTTTGGATAAACCAGAGTGGAACGGTGGAACAGTACCGTTCGACGCTCCGAAATACGATAAGCCCGAATGGAACGGGGGCGTTATTCCTAATGATGCGCCACAGTATGATAAACCCGAATGGCATGGCGGAACAACTCCATTCGATGCACCAAGCATTGATAAACCTGAATGGTCAGGCGGTGTCGTACCTAATGAAGCTCCAATCCTCGATAAACCTGAGTTGATTATCGAGATTCCTGAAGAACCAGTTAAACCAACTACGCCATCAGAAAACACCCCTAACAAGCCCGTAACACCTCGTGAAGATAAAGAGGTACAAACTACCACAGTTACTTACAAACTCGATTCTGAGCCAAGAGAGGGGGTAAATACACCCGTTTACGGTGGTGTCCTACCTAGCACTGGTGAAAAAGAAGGAATTGCTAGCACTTTAGGTCTTGTGGTGATTGCAGCTGGTATCACTGGACTAACTCTTGGATTTAAGAAACGCAACGAAGAATAATTAAATAATTAGCAGTGGTGGGAGGGTAGGCATTAAATATGGAACAAGAAACATACGAGGTCGATAACCGTTGGCGGAACAAGTACATGAATTTAGGGCGTGAGCTGGGCGAGATTATCAACAGTCAGCAAGACAGAATTTTGTCGCTAGCTCAAGAAAACACCAAGCTCAAAAGAGAGCTTTGGCACCTAAAAAAGTCAAAGGGCAGAAAATGGCTCTAAAATCGCTTGTAACCGTCCTAAATAATCTAGTGGCACAATTACACTAGAGAAACGGCAAAACGGCAAATAACCCCCAAAATTTGAGAATTAGGGGCATTAAAAAGGATATGACATGGAAAATCAATTACAAACTACAAAAGGGGCGTATTTAACCGACTTGCAACAGCTTGACGGCGAGACATTGAGAAACTTTGTTGACCCGAAACATCAAGCAAGCCCACAAGAGCTTCAAACACTGCTAGCAATCGTTAAGAATCGCAATCTTAACCCTTTCACTAAAGAGGTCTATTTCATCAAGTATGGAAACAACCCAGCTCAAATCGTGGTGTCTAAGGATGCTTTCATGAAACGAGCTGAGCAAAACCAAAACTATGATGGTTTTGAAAGCGGTGTGATCTACGAGAATGAACAAGGCGAGCTTAAAACTAAGAAGGGCGTAATCTTACCTCGCAAGGCTACCTTAATCGGCGGGTGGTGTGAAGTGTACCGAAAGGACCGAAGTCGTCCAGTGTATCGTGAAGTTGAATTATCAGCTTATAACACGCATAAGAATTGGTGGCAGAAAGCACCAGGGCAAATGATTGAAAAGGTGGCAATCGTGGCAGCCGTCCGAGATGCGTTCTCGGAGAACGTAGGCGGTCTATATACAGCGGATGAAATGGAGCAAGCGGCACCTATCGACGTTACCCCACGAGAGACACAAGAGGATGTCAAGGCTCGTAAAATGGCACAGATTGAGCAGCAAAGACAGGAACAAGCTCAACCAGTCCAACCAGAGCCAGAACTAGTCGAAGACACTGAGGAAGTGGAAGAACAGCCACAACCGCAACAAGCACGCTATGAGTCAAGAAGCGATCAACAACCTAACTTCATTAGCAACGAGCAACATGACACAATCATGCAACAAATTAACGAACTTGCCTTAATTACGGGTCAAGCAACCGAAACAGTAGCTAATTACTACTTGAAGAAGTACAAGCTCAATGATTTTCATGAATTGCTAGTGGCAGGTTTTAACGTAGTATCTAACGACATTCAAACACAGATTAACAATCGAAAGGGATAAAAATGAAGGACGTAACGAACAACGCAACAAAAAATTTCTTGGAAACAATCGAGCCGGTCTATACACCGGGGCAGATTAACTTTGATTTTGAAAAATTCGATGCAGCTATTCAAGCAGCAGTTAGCGAGCTATCAGACGAGCAACTGGACCAGCTTGAATATGACCAAGTCTTAAAAGAAATCACCCGTTTCAAAGGGCTTGGGGACAAGCTCGATGACAAGCGTAAAGAAATTGGGAAAATCTACAAAGATCCACTCACTGAGTTTGAATCTAAACTAGCGACTTCACTAGAGCCATTGGGTGCACTTCTTGATAAACTACGTGCCAAACGTGATGAAGTCAAAGAACATAAAAAAATGCTGCGAATTGACCACGTTAGATCAGTATTTGAAAGCAAATGCGAGCTAGCAGGACTAGACAAGGATACATTCAAGGACAAGTACGAGAGCTTTTCTAAGGTCGGGGATTTCATGGACAAGAAAATGAAGCTCAAAAAATCGACTGAGGAAAAGATTGACGCCCTTGTTTTGGCTGAGTATGACCGACTGGAAGAATACAAGGCCAACATTGCCATGATTGAAGAACAAGCTCTTGATTATGAGTTGCCAGCGGAACCATACACTAGAGCGCTGCAGAACGACACACCTCTAGTTGAAATCTTGCAACAAATGAAAAAGGACCGTGATGCAGCTATTGAGCGTAAGCAGCAAGCAGAAGCCAAAGCGAAAGCAGAAGCGGCACGCTTGGCAGAAATTGAAGCAATGGCTAAACAGTCAGCTAGTGAGGAAATTAAAGCAGTCAACGCTGAAACTGGTGAGGTTATCGAAGACACTAAACCAGTCGAGGAAGTGCCTAGCAAACCCGCTGAACCTTACAAGGTCAACCTTGCTCTTACTTTCCACGGTGGTGAGAATCAGTGGCATCAATTCGCTAAATTGCTTGATGATAACTTTGTTAACTATGAAATTCTGAAATGGGGTAAGCAATGAGCATAGTTGTAAGGGATATATATAATTATCGACAAATTTGGTGGTTAGATAAATTCTTAATTGGGCACAAAGGGTACATCGCAGGCGGTTGTTTTAAGAACATCTTCAATAATGAGCGAGTCAATGATATTGACATGTTCTTTGAATGTGAAGCAGATTTTAAGGACGCTCAAAAATATTTCAAAAAACAGATGGAAGAAAATCCTAGTGAAATAAGTTTTTCTTATGAAAATAAAAATGTTTGGGCAGTTTATTTCATCGAAGAGAAAGTCAGAGTAGAACTAATCAGGAAGACATTCGGGAAACCGAAAGACATGATTTCAGATTTTGATTTTACGATAACAAAATTTGCTTATTACAAAAACTATGACAATGTTGATGAAGATGATTATTTGGCAGTTTACGAAGTGGCATTTCAAGAGGAATTCTTTGAACATCTACACACTAAGCGCTTAGTCATTGATGGCGATTTACCATATCCGGTGAGCACATTTAACAGAATGATGAAATATGTTAAATACGGATACCAGCCATGTCGAGAAACTAAAATCATAATGATAACAGAATTAGCCAAATTGTCTATTGATGACAAAGATTTCGAAGAACAACTTGGAAAGAGTTTTTACGAAGGGATGGACTAAAAAAGGAGATAAGAAACATGATGAATTCAGTCTGTCTTGTTGGAAGATTAACAAGATACCCCGAACTTAAATATACAGGTAACAATGTCGCAGTAGCGTCTTTCAGCCTAGCTGTTAACCGTAACTTCAAGGACGCTAACGGTGAGCGTGAAACAGACTTTATTAACTGCGTTATCTGGCGTCAGCAAGCTGAAAATTTGGCTAACTGGGCTAAAAAAGGCGCATTGATTGGAATCACTGGACGTATTCAGACACGTAGCTACGAGAATCAGCAAGGTCAACGTGTGTATGTAACCGAGGTTGTCGCTGAAAACTTCCAAATGCTGGAAAGCCGAGCGGCGCGTGAAGGCAGCAATGCTATTCAAGGCAATACATCGGGAGCGTTTGGCAATGACAACGGCTATGCAGGGCCTTACGGGCAACAAGCACCGCAACAGCAAGGGCCAAACTTTGCAAGAGAAAGCAGCCCATACGGTAATTCAAACCCAATGGACATCACTAGTGATGATTTGCCATTCTAATTTGAGGAGAATTAAAGATGACTAAGACAGAACAACTAATGAACCAACTAAAAGATGTCGCTCTTATGTTTGGTTACGATATTGAAGACCTCGAAGCCGGACACGTAACACACCGAACAGCGCAAGGGGAAACAACTGAATTTGATAGGGTTACTCTAGTGATGAAGGCTGATAACCTTTCTGAAAAACCAGTGGAAGACGTAGCCAAGGGCTCGTTCGGGTTGCTTAAACCTTTCTATTGGGATATGATTTCAGATTTTTTGGCCGAGAATAATATCGTTTTGATGGAGTTACCTTTCACGCATCCGTTAAGGATTATCTTTCTTATGTTTATCCTAGCTGAAGAAGGGGCAACGGATGACGCATTCAACACGCTAGGAGTCACGCTAAATGGAATTTTTGAGGAAATGGCCGCAGAAAAAGAGGAATAGTCTTGAAACTAGAATTTTTATTACCAAGGTCAAAAGCTAAGCCTGCTCAAAATTTAGTCATCAACAGTAATGACAGATTCCACTATCAAGCAGAGGGCCGGATGGTCAAGGAATTGCGATTGATAGCGAGAGCAGAAGCAGGACTTAACATTAAGCCAGTATATAGCCCAGATAAGCCTTGTAAGGTGCTTGTCACGGTCTATGCACCAACCAGACGAAGATTAGACCCACCCAACCTATATCCGACTGTTAAAGCTATTATAGACGGATTGACGGACGCTAATTTGTGGCCAGACGACAATCACGAAGTTATCAAAATGATGTCATTTCAGTATGGCGGGTTAAGTGGTGAGTCTGGGAAATTTAAGATTGTGTTAGACATTGAAGGAACGTGAAATGAACAACAAATATAAAGACAAGCTAGTAGGTGTATATGCTCCAGGGAGTTATGATCACACAAGCGTATTAGGTCAAACGCAAGAGTTTTCGAGATGGTTTTGGGCTAATCACGAAGATATGGAATATATCAGCGCTAAGTTGGGCATCAACGCAAAGAAACTCAATCGCATTCTGACACTAGAGCAGCTACCGGATGAAGAATTGTTAAGAAAGATGGTCGAGCTATGCAATGGTTAAGGCGATTTATAGCGAAGAATCCGGCAAAGGTTTTCAGAGAAGGACCGGGACCGATGATAAATATGAGGTGTAAAACCATGAAACGAAAAGTGAAGATATTTACCGACAGCGACACAGCAGGCGGTTTGGACGAAACAATAAACAAGTGGATTGAAGAAAACGGTGTTGAATTACTGGATGTCAGAGTTACTTATGAACAAAATAAGACATACGGCTTCATGCAAGCTACTGCCACAGTAATCTACGCAGATAGAACCGAGGGTTGATATGAAATACAAAGTTATCGTCTATTACGACAACATGGAAGACAGTGAGCATGTCTTCCAGACGAAAAATGAAGCAATCAACGAAATGCACAGATTGGGATTGAAATATCGCAATGCAAGGCAGTACAAAGTAGAAATGGTGGAATGTGATGGATAGACAAGAAGCAATCGAAAAATTATCGACAATCGGGCATATCTCTGTATCGTACGCAGAAGACCTATACGATTCATTCTTCCCTAAACCAATCGTTCCGCAATGTGTGGCGGATTGGATTAAGTATTGTAAATTTACTAACGTTAATCTGGGTCGGGCTTTATTTATTAGTGATATAGATTTTTACAATTATGAAAGTCAAGAAGATTGTTCAAAACTAAAAGAATTTCTAGGAACAGAGACAAACCAAGAAACTTTCGCCCTCGCTTGGACTTTAGGCTACGAGGTCGAGAAAGAACCTAAAATACGAGGTTAGAATCAAGGGGGTTGATGGATACGCTACCCATCTCAATGAAAATTTAGACAATCACGAATGGTTTTTTTCATCAAATGACGAAATTAAAGGTTATAGAACCAAGCACACCCGCAAAGAGCTTGAATCAAACGGCTTCGGCTGGGTATTCTCTTGTGAAGGCGTGGAAGTGAAGGAGGTAACGGATGAATAACCTAATCAATAAAATTAACCATTGGGCAGACGAACGCAATTTAAAGCAAGCTGACCCAAAGATTCAGTGGATGCGTGTAACTGAAGAAGTCGGAGAGATTCGAGATGTACTCTTGAAGCCGACTAAATTCACGGAACCGCAAGCGGCACTCAAGGACGCAATCGGAGACACGTTGGTAACAATTATCGTGCTAGCACATCAACTGGACCTCGATGTTACTGAGTGTCTAAGCATTGCATACGAGGAAATTAAGAATAGAAAGGGGAAGATGGTAAATGGGACATTCGTCAAGGAAGAGGATTTATAATGACCTAGCTATTGCTACCGTGTTACTTCTGGTATCACTAGCCATTAACGTGACTACTGTTCTACGAGTGGTTAATAGACCTATCGAGACCGTGGTAATCCATAAGGCTGATAATGCAGTGGAATTGCATGGCAAAGTGACAGGTAAATCTATGGTTGGTAAGCTCTACACTATTGATTGTGGTGCTTACGGGAAATTCCTTGTCAGCAAGGAGCAGTACGAGAGCGTGAATGTAGGGGATGATATCCCTAGCTATTTGAAAGGACGGGGGCAATGATTCCAAATTTTAGGGCTTGGTCAAAGCAAGAACGACGTTTGATTCTTTCAGAAGATATTCTTGCTATTGATTACGAGAATGAAGAAATAGTCACACAAAAAGTCTATTCCGAATATGGATTGCCGGTTGAAAGGGATATATATAGCCACGATTTTGACGACATCAAACTCATGCAATCAACTGGACTGACTGACAAAAATGGCAAAGAAATCTTTGGGGGGGATGTTCTTAAAGTAAACGATTGGTTGGAAGTTGTTTCGTTCAGTGAAGAAAAAGCGATGTTTGTTTCTAAGGAAATCGCTTTTCCAGAAACTTCGCTATACGACTTGTTTAATTCAGATATCTTCACAGTCGAAATCATCGGCAACATCTACGAGAATCCAAAGTTGGCAGAGGTAGGCTCATGAGCGTGAAATACCAATATTCCGGACTAACACCAGAATTATACCAACGGTTAGTCAGTGAGCACGAAGCACTTAGAAAAGCACACAAAAAAGGCTCTTATAAGCAATTTTTCCAAGATGTGAAGCAATGCGACGAACTGCAAGCTCGCATCATTTACCAAGCATTTAATAGTGCAGTCGTTGAGCGTGCGAGAATATCGCCAGCGACCGTCGACAGGTTAGAAGGCATTATTTCTGATGAATTATTCGACGACCTTCAAGATTATCTGTCTACGCACTATACAAGAGGGAAAACCACTAAACCGGTTTTGGATAAAATCAACGCAGGACTGCCAGAGGGGTTGTTCAAGCGTTTCCAAGAGGAAGTGGAAGGGCTACGCAAGGAACACCCTAACAACCTAAATGGCTATATTAGAAACATCAAAGGGTGCGACCAGAAAAACGCTAACAGAACCCAAAATGCCCTCAATCTGTGCTATGCGGAAAAAGCTGCTCTAACGCCTTTGAAAGCTATTCAAATGGAGGGGCTGCTGTCAAGAGAGTTATTCAGCGAAATTGTTGATTACGTCTTCAATAACTATGAATGGTCTGAGAAACTAGACAACGAAGTTGATCGCATAACCCTAGAATATAGAACTAAAGGCAGGGTAGGTCGTAATAAAGTAACGGTCAAAAAAGCCTTATATAAAGCCTATGCGTTAGGCGTGTAGCTAGAACGGTTTATAAGGGTTCGACTCCCTTGCTAGCTATTACCAGTCAATCTATATACGGAAAAGAGGAATCCTTTATTTTTTTCATTCAAATCAGCGGAAGCGTGACTGGTCGTGGATGCACCCAAATCCAGTAAATAATAAGTTATAGAATCGAGGAACCTTTTTTATTTCGTTCACTAATCTAAAGCGCATTACTGGTGGCGTGATTATTCAAGGCTTTATGCCTGCAAAAGATATAGGTCAGAAATCTCCATAATTCATCCGACTTAATTCTTGTATTATTTCAAAAAAAAGGAGGAAAACCTCCAGTATGATTTCTATATCGCAGGCTGGACTGGTTGTATAAGGGGTTCGATTCCTCTTGCCAGTCATTGTCTGTCAAACACTAAAAATAAAAAATGAAGCTAAAAAATGAATATAGATTTTTAGTGGCTTGAACACTTTTTAACACTTTTTCAACACCGGACAAGCTGACAGACCTTGTCCAAACAAACCCAGCAAATTTAAGAAAAAAGGATGTGAAAAACCCTCTTTCTTATTGATATCTTGCATTACTAAAAAAAGCCAAAGACTAATGCCTAGGACTGTTCAAATGCTAATAATATTATTATACCATAAAGGAATGTAATTTATGAGAACAGTGGAACGGCTGCAACAAATCAAGGCACTTGATAGATATATTGACAGTCAGATAGAACAGATTAAACGGCTGGAATCGCAAGCGCTAAAAGTAACGGCTGGTGCTATGCAAACAGATATGGTACAAGGTGGTAAACGTAAGGGCAAGGATGATATCTATGTGGAACTTATGACAGCTAGGGAAGAAGTGGAACGTTTCACTGCCGAGGCTATTAAACAAAAGCTAGACTTCCGCCGGCAAATCGCAGAGGTGGGGGATATAGATGCACGCTCCCTACTCCAGATGGTATACATAGACCAGCTAGATATCTGGCAGATATGCGACCGCATGGGCTTTAGTAAAGCTACATACTACGTTAAGTTAAGACAAGCTGAGAAGTATCTGGATTAATCTGTAGTGGTCTATACCAATCCATACACCATCATACTACCAACGTGGTAACATAGTATTATCGAATCAGAAGGACACATCAGTGTTCTTCTTTTACTTTATCTGAAAGGAGGTATGCCAATGCCGATGGTCAGACGATGTAAGGCAGAGGGGTGCCGTGCCTTAACAGAGAGACCAGCACACTTCTGTACCACACACAAGGACATGGAAGCAGCATACACACAAGAGAGACAGAGATACTCACGCACTAGATACAACACGAGAGTAAGGAATCGAGACGATGAGAGCAAGGAACGCTACGCATTCTATCGTTCAAAGATTTGGTCTTCTATTCGTAAGATAGCTTTAGAACGTGACAACTATCTGTGTCAGTACTGTCTAGCGTTGGGTGTGACCACACCAGACGCACGCATAGGCGACCACGTAACACCCGTTGAAATAGCTCCAGAACTTAGGACTGAAGTTTCAAACGTAGTAGCAACGTGTAGAAGCTGTGATAACACCAAGAGGACTTTAGAACAAGAAATCTATGGTACTGGTCAAAATAGAACAAAACAGAACACCGAGCTACGACTTTCCGTGGCTACGTGGGCAGATTTAATAGCCCGCAAAAAAGAGGACGTTGTTAAACCCCTCTAATAAGCCCATAGCACGATTTTATAATAAGGGTGGTGTAATAACCCTCGAGACAATTTAAAATTGACCCCCGCCCCCTTCTCGTGCCAAGGAGAGCCGCCACAAGGTGTTTTCTTACACCGCACGCCAATTTTGAGGGTTTTTAAGCGGTGTCATAATAAAGATAGGAAGTGAGAAAATGGCGAATAAGTCACCAGCCAAACGGAAACCGTTTTACGAGCAAAATGACCGCTTTCTACCCATTGACCCACCGAACTATTTGGGCACAGTGGCGAGGTCAGTTTGGACTAAAATCATTCCGTATTTAAAAGCGACAGAAAAGGTCGAACGCATTGACACGTTTCTTGTGGAAACCTACTGTACTAACTACGAGATTTACAAAAAAGCCTATGAGGACGTTAAAGAAAACGGTATCCAAACTGAGATTAAGAAAGTTATCCAAGCACAAGGTAGTGGCGAGATTCTAGGCGAGCAATCTATGGGATTTAGAAAGAACCCAGCGGTTGCGACGATGAAAGATGCCACTGAAACCCTTAATAAAATAGGCATCCAGCTAGGTCTGACACCTAAAGGACGGGCAGAATTAGCTGAAATAGCCGGAGGGCAAGCTGACAATACATCTATGAAAGATAAAATGGCAGCATTCTTTAAATAAAGGGAGGTGAAACATGCAAGAGATTGATTTGACCAAGTCAAAAGATGTCATCGGTGCTTATAATAGCATCGATTTTTCTTTCGAGCGAAAAACTTATACCGACTATGGCACGCAATACTGTTTCAATGTGCTAGATGGCAAGATTGTCGCTGGCTATAACATTCAATTAGCATGTTTCCGACACCTCCGAGACTTGCAGAGACAAGGCGACAGTGATTTCCCTTATGTCTATTCGGTTGATGCGTTTAACCGTTTCTTGAAATTCCTATCACTAGTACCAAACGTAGACGATCTAAGCCAAAAACTAGAGCCTATGGATTGGCAGTATTTCATATTTGCCCAACTCTTTGCGTGGTTTGATTTAGACGATGTACCAAGGTTTTCAAATATCATTATTTCCATTGCACGCTCGCAAGGTAAAACGATGATAGCTGGTATTTGCCTTAATTTCTCTTATTTGATTGAGATTATTGGGCAAAGTAACCAAGATTTTCTCGTTAGCTCGCTAAACTTCGACCAAACGATGAAGCTATATACTTATGTTAAATCTATGATGGCTAGAATCATAGAGAATGAGCCGTTTAAGTCGCTAGCAGAAGAAACACAAGTCCAATTATATTCACGAGAAATTAAATCGCTCGTAGATGCTAACACTATTCATACTATCTCGTTTGAATCTGGTAAATTTGACGGTAAACACTTTAAACTGGCCGTAGCCGATGAGGTAGGTGAGCTTAGAACGGATGAAGGGATTTCTAAAATCACATCCGGACAAGTTAACACCGAAGGCTCACGCTTTATTGAAATTTCAACTTCTTACCAAACGCCCGATGTTCCATTTCATCAAGAGCAAAAGAAACTGATTGAGATTATGGAACGTGATTTTGACCGTTCCGGTGATGACCAGCTATGTCTAATCTGGTCTCAAGATAACTTGGAAGAAGTCTTTAAACCAGAAACATGGGCAAAGAGTAACCCACTACTTAACCACCCTAAATTAAAGGATGGATTGATGAAAGGGCTACTTTCCGAACGTGACAAGAAATTACTCATGGGAAAACTTGCTGACTTCCAAGTTAAGAACATGAATTGTTGGTTACTTGCTGATAGTAATAGCTTTCTTGATCTAACCGACATTGAAAATGCAGTCGTTGATGAATTTGATATCAAGGGAAAACGTGTTTATGTTGGTCTTGACGCTTCAATGTTCAGCGATAACACGGCTATTGGTTTCGTCTATCCCTACGTTACTGAAGACGGTAGTCAAAAATGGCATATCGAACAGCATAGTTTCATTCCATGGCAACAAGCCGGCTCGTTAGAAGCCAAAATGGAACAAGACGGGGTTAATTATCGAGATTTGGAAACCAAGGGCTTTTGCACGATTACAAGTCACCCACAAGGGCTTATTAACCCAGAGGAAGTGTATCGTTGGTTCTGCGAGTACGTAGAAGACAATCAGCTTGATGTAGTCTTTTTCGGCTACGATGCTATGGGAGTGTCTAAAATTATCAAGGCCTTGGAATCTAACACTAGTTTCCCGCTCATGCCGATAAGACAGCGTACTAGCGAATTGAAAGACCCAACAAAATTCCTTCAAACGCTATTTATCGAAGGCAATATCACTCGCCTTGATGATGAGATTATGCGAAAAGCTTTGATAAATGCGGTAATTAAAGAAGATAACATCGGTATTCAAGTCGATAAAATGAAATCGACATATAAAATCGACGTGGTGGATGCTCTTATCGATGCGTTTTATGATGGCATGTATGCGTTTGAAGATTACGCTATTACTAACAACCCAACGTGGAAGGTAGAACACATGAGCCAAGAAGCTGTTTTAAATTGGCTAAAAAACCCAGATAGTGGGCTATTAGAGGAGTATTAATACATGATTTTGAAGTTTTTTAAGGCAATTTGGGCTATTTTTGACATTCTTATGTTTATTTTAGCTGCAATTTCGCTTAATTTAACGACTTACAACCTTGGATATGTATGGTTTGGTATCAGTATGACCATTACATTCGTACTAGCAGGTTTAATTAGTGAGCTAGCTAGCAAAAAAGGCTAGAAAGGAGGTGATAATAATTGCCGATATTTAATTTAGCAACCGAAAGCCCACCGAACAATCAAGGGGGCTTTTTTGATATTACTGATCCAGAGTTTTTAGCTACTTTGAATGGTAGTGAGTGGGTATCAGCCGAAACCGCTCTAAAAAACTCGGACCTATTCTCTATTATCAGTCAGCTATCTAACGACCTTGCGACCGCTAAGCTAACAACTAGCCGAAAACAAATGCAAGGTATCGTGGATAACCCGTCAAACAACGCTAACCGCTTTAACTTTTACCAGTCTATCTTTGCTCAAATGCTATTGGGTGGGGAAGCCTTTGCGTATCGTTGGAGAAACGACAATGGGCGAGATATGAAGTGGGAGTATCTAAGACCATCTCAAGTCACTTTCAATCGATTGGACAACCAGAATGGACTTTATTACAACATCACATTCGATGACCCACGCATTCCACCGAAACAGCACGTTCCGCAAAGCGATATCTTACATTTTAGATTGCTATCTGTAGACGGTGGTTTGACAAGCGTAAGTCCGTTGATGGCTCTTGGTAGAGAATTAGACATTCAAAAAGCCAGTGATAAGCTAACGCTTAACTCTCTTAAAAATGCCCTAAACGCCAATGGTATTTTGAAAATCAAAGGCGGTGGTTTGCTCGATTTCAAAACTAAGGTCTCACGCTCACGACAAGCGATGAAGCAAATGCAAGGTGGCCCGTTGGTACTGGATGATTTAGAGGACTTCACACCTCTTGAAATTAAATCCAACGTGGCCCAACTACTTAAGCAAGCGGACTGGACGACCGGACAATTTGCAAAAGTCTACGGTATCCCAGAGAACGTTGTCGGAGGGCAAGGGGACCAACAGTCTTCACTAGAGATGAGCTCAAATGTCTACTCTAAAGCAGTAGCACGTTACTTAAGACCGTTCCTCAGCGAATTATCTCAAAAACTTTCATGCGATGTGGACGCAGATATTTTTCCAGCGGTTGACCCGACTGGTGCTAACTATATCAGCCGTATCAATAGCATGGTCAAAAGTGGCACACTCGCACAGAATCAAGGCTTGTATATTTTGCAACAAGCTGAGATTTTACCTAAAGAGTTGCCAGAGGGTAAAAACCCTAACCGTACCACATTGAAAGGAGGTGAGATAAATGGGCAAGATTGACATTAAGGGCGATATTGTAAGCGATGATGCTGGAGCGTTCTATGAATACTTTGGCATGTCTAGTACCTATCCGAAACTGGTACAAGATGCCATTGCTAACGATGAAGACGAAGAAATCACGCTTAATATAGCGTCTAATGGTGGTGATGTATTTGCAGCAAGTGAAATCTATACAATGCTTAAAGCGAGTGGCAAGCGTATTGTGGTTAATGTGCAAGGGCTTGCGGCTAGTGCTGCGAGTGTCATTTCTATGGCTGGTGATACCGTGCGTATCAGTCCAACGGCACATATTATGATTCACAAGGCGTCAACAGGCATCGTTGGAAATAGCGATGATTTGGAACATCAATCGGCAGTATTGAATAGCATTGATGAATCCATTGCTTTGGCTTATGAAATGAAGACTGGACTTAAGCAACCAGAATTACTTGATCTCATGGCGAAAGAAACATGGCTTAATGCGAAAACTGCCGTTGATAAAGGCTTTGCGGATGAAATCATGTTCTTCGACAACGATGAAGAAGAAATCATGGTTACTAACGCTACACATCAACTACCAAGCAAATCAGCAATCACTAAATTTAAGAATATGATTGCGACACCTAAGACCAATTCATTGCGTGAGCAGAAATTGGCTATTCTACTTGAAAAATGAAAGGAAGATGATTGATGAAAACATCAAACGAATTGCATGACCTTTGGGTTGCTCAAGGCGACAAGGTCGAAAACTTGAATGAAAAACTTAACGTAGCTATGCTTGATGATTCAGTAACCGCTGAAGAATTGCAAGCAATCAAAAACGAGCGTGACACTGCGAAAATGAAGCGTGATATGTTCAAAGAACAATATACTGAAGCTCGTGCTAGCGAAGTAGCTAACATGACTGAAGAAGAAAAACAACCTTTGACCGAAAACGAAGAAGAAGTTAAAGCAAACTTTGTTAAAGACTTTAAGAACCTCGTTCGTGGTCGCTACCAAAACTTGCTTGATTCAAAAACAGACGCATCTGGTTCTGACGCTGGTTTGACTATCCCTCAAGATATTCGTACAGCTATCAATACATTGGTTCGTCAATACGATTCATTGCAAGAATATGTAAACGTTGAAAACGTAACTACACTTACCGGTTCTCGTGTTTACGAAAAATGGGCTGAAATTACTGGTCTTTCTAAACTCGACGATGAAGCTGGACAAATCGGTGCCAATGATGATCCTAAACTTTCTCTTATCCGCTACGCTATCAAACGCTATGCTGGTATCTCAACAGTAACTAACAGCTTGCTTGCTGATTCTGCCGAAAATATCCTTGCTTGGTTGTCTGGTTGGATTGCGAAAAAAGTCGTGGTTACTCGTAACAAAGCTATCTTGGAAGTTATTACAACACTCCCAACTAAACCGACATTGGCTAAATGGGATGACATCATTGACCTAGAAGCTAAAGTTGACCCAGCAATTAAACAAACCTCATTCTTCTTGACTAACACTTCAGGCTTCACTGCCCTTAAAAAAGTTAAGAATGCTATGGGTGATTACCTCATGGAACGTGACGTGAAATCACCAACTGGATACTCAATCGATGGTTTCGCAGTTAAAGAAGTTTCAGACCGTTGGCTTGCTAATGGTACTGGTGGAGCTATGCCACTTTACTTTGGCGACTTGAAACAAGCGGTAACATTGTTTGACCGTCAACACTTGTCACTACTTTCAACTAACATCGGTGGTGGGGCATTTGAAACTGACACTACTAAAGTACGTGTTATTGACCGCTTCGATGTTGTTAAAACTGATGAAGAAGCATTTGTGCCAGCATCGTTTAAAGCGATTGCTGACCAAAAAGCTAACCTTACTGCTGGAGCTTAATTAGGAGGTAAGTAATGAGTGTATCTAAGGAAACTATCATGCAGACCCTCAATCTGGATGAGACAGACGACACTGCACTCATTCCAGCTTACATTGAATCGGCTCAACAGTACATTATCAATGCAGTCGGTAATGACCCGAAATTCTACGACCTTGAAAGTGTAGAATCTTTGTTTGACACGGCTGTAATTGCCCTCACAAGCACTTATTTCACATACCGGGTGGCTTTAACCGACACGGTGACTTATCCGATTAACCTAACTTTAAATAGCATAATCGGGCAATTAAGAGGCTTATACGCAACGTATAGTGAAGAAAGAGGTGACTAATGCCTAAAGTTAGATATTTACCCTCAGACTTTCGTTTCAAGGCTGATTTTGGTACATACCAAAGCAACCCTAACAAATTTACGGGCGTGAGCGTGCCAAAATTCGTCAAACAGTTTACATTGCACTATAAACCTCATACTCGCACACTCAATCAAGAGTATTTGGCCCAACAGAATGGCGAAAGCGATACAAGAGTGATTGTTATTCGCCACAATGCTAAAGTGATTGAAGGCCAAGTCGCTGTCCTAAATGGTACTCAGTATGACATTGTCCGTGTCAGTCCAAACGAAAACTTTGGACTTAATCGCTACGACTTTCTGACTTTGAGAAAGCACAAGAAAGTTGGGTGATAGCTTATGGTAGGGCTTGATGAAGCACTAGAGGGCTGGCTTGAAACAGTCGCCAGCATTGGTGATTTAACACCAGCGGAACAAGCTAAAATCACAACAGCTGGCGCAAAGGTGTTTCAAAAGGAACTGGAAGAAGTTACTAGGGAGAAACACTACTCAAACAAGAAACATTTGAAGTATGGGCACATGGCTGACGGTTTATCTGTCCAATCCACGAATGCGGATGGCAGAAAGAACGGTGTGGCAACCGTAGGCTGGAAAAACAACTACCACGCTCAAAATGCCAGACGATTAAATGACGGCACCAAGAAATACCGTGCGGATCATTTCGTTACCAATGTCCAAAACGATAGCGCTGTTCAAAGAAAGGTGCTATTAGCAGAAAAAGAGGAATATGAGAAACTCATTCGAAGAAAAGGAGGGAAGTGATTAAGTGTTAGCAACCGTAAAACTAAAAGAGCTAATTGACGGCAAAGAATTTGGTGAAATAAGCGAAGTATATGCAAACAACTTGCCTAAAGAGCTCGAAGAAAACACCGATAAGACAATCGTTTTGCTCACTGAAAGCAATCCATCCCTTGATTTGAGTGGGAATAATACCTTTTTCGGAAAAACGGATAGAGTGGAAGTCCAGATTTTTTACAAAGCTGACATTGATTTTGATATCGAAGCCTTTGAAATGGAATTACTGAAATTCTTAAAATCTGAACACTACTCGATTACAGACATGAGAGAACATAGCATAGACCCCGATACATTACAGATCACGGCGGTCTTTTTTGTTGCTCTCGACAAACTAATTTAACAAAGGAGAAATTACTATATGGCAATTGTAGGTTTGAAAATGGTCCGCCTTGCTTTGGTTGACCCAAAAACCCAAAAACTACTTAAAGGTGCTGATGGCCTTTCAACAGACGGTGTAATCGAAGTTGATTCTAAAATGCTCGGTACTCGTACCGCTAACATTTCCAACTTGGAAGGTCAAGCGACTAAAGTTCCCGGGAATAACTCAGTACAAGATGTAATGATCGCACCGGGTTCACCAACAGTAGCATTCGACTTCAATAACCTTGACTTCGAAATCAAACAAAAAATGCTTGGTTTCAAACCAGACGGCAAGGGTGGTTACGTCATGGACGGTGAAAAACCTCACACAGCGGTATTGATTGAATCTGAAACACTTGACCGCAAACACTCAGTATTCTTTGGTTTTGCTAACGGTATCATGCAAGAATCAACTCAAAACGTTGCTACAGATACCGATACTGCTCAAACTCGCCAAGACGATAACATGACATTTAACGCCTTGTCAGCGGATGCGTTCGGCGGTGAGCCTTACAAGAAATACTACACTGGAGCATCTAACTTCGATAAAGCTAACATGTTCAAAGAAGTATTTGGTGGATATGTTCTCACTGGTACACCAGTAGTCGGTGGATAATCTAAATAATTCGCAAGAGGTCGGGCTCATGGCCTGACCTCTATTTTTGTTAAAAGGAGTAAAGATAAATGGAAATCAAAACTATTAAAATCCCAGAAATCAGTAAGAAGGCGTTTGAAGTAGCTACAAGCAACCGTAATGTCTTGCGTATGCACGAATACCAACTTGCCGTACTTAAAATCAGCGACACCGTTGAAGAGAGTGACACGCAAGAGCAAGCACAAGCGAGCTTCACAATCCTCAAAGAAATGCTTAGCTTTATCCGTGCTGTCCTCAAGTTGGATGATGAAGCCTATGATAAATTGCTTGATTTGGACAATGAGCGTACACAAGAGATTGCCGAAAAATTGGTGGGCTACATGTACGGATTGACAGACGAACAACTTGAAAATGCCGCTGGTGAAACTGACCCAAAAGACTGAAATCTAAAGGCGAACAGATTTTTGATTTAGAAAATCGCATTGAAGATTTGAAAATCATTGCTAAAAAATCAATCCAAGGTTTTGGGTGGACATTAGATCAGTATTATGACACTGACTATTACGAGCTAATGAAAATCTTAAATGCCAAAGAGGAAGAAGATAGAATGGTTGACCCAACATCTTTACTCTAAATATTTAAGGAAAGGAGGAAAAAACATACATGGCAAAAGTACAAGCTACCATGTCTACGGAAATCGCCTTAGACACGCTACAAGCGGCTAACTCGATTAAGCGATTAACTCAGTTAGTCAATAGCTCTACTAACGCATGGAAGGCGCAAGAAAGTCAAATGCGCAGCGCTGGTGACTATCTGGGAGCAGCACAAGCTAAGTATGATGGTTTGGGTAATGCTATCCAAAACCAACAACGTAAGATTGAGAAGTTGAAACAAGAGCAGTCCCAACTTAAAGGGAGCACTGCCGAAACCGCTGAACAGTACCTTAAGTACCAACAACAGATTGACCAAGCTACTACACGCTTGGCATCGTTGGAAAACCAACAACGACAAGCCAAGAATAGCCTAGATTACCATAGGTCTGGGCTTGCTGAATTGCAGAAACAGTACAAACTGCAAAATGAATCGTCTGAAGCCTATGTTAAGCGTTTAAAAGCTGAAGGCAAAGAGGATGAAGCGAGGGAAGAACAGCTTAAGCAATACAAGAGTTCGATTACTAACTTAAATAAGCAGTATGAGAAACAGAAAGATATGCTTGAGCGTGTCGCTCGCCAATCTGGCAAAACCTCTGAAGAATACCTCATTCAACGTAGACGGTTGGATGAAACAGCTACTAGTTTGGCTCATGCTCGCAATGCTGCCGATAGGTTGAATGATGAGATTGAGCAAAGTCAACGGTCTAGCACGTTCATCGGTCGCTTAAAAGATAGCTTCAAACGTTTGGGAAGTGAAGTCAGTGAGACTGAAACGAAAACTTCACGTTTGAAAGGTATCTTTGGGGCTACGTTTGCAGCCAATTTAATCAGCAACGGTTTCCAAAACGCATTGGGAGCTATCAAGGGTAAATTTGACGAAATCGCACAATCAAGTGCCGAATACGTTAAGTACCAACAAACCATGAATGCCACTTGGTTAACCTTAACCGGCAATGCTGAAGAAGGTAAGAAGATGGTCGATATGACCAACCAAATGGCACAGGCAGCGGCTAACTCAACCGAAATGGTTGACGGTATGAACCAAAAATTCTATGCCGTAACTCACAATACCGAGTTGACCAAACAACAAACACAAGCCATCTTGACCTTGCAAGATGCGTTTGGTCAGACCGATGCAGCCGTTGAGAATTTTGCTACTCAGTGGGCTCAAATGATTGCCAACGGTAAGGTCCAAGGGCAAGACATGATGTCTATTATCAACGTCTTCCCGGAAATGAAGAACCAGCTCAAAGAAGTTGCCGCACAAGAATTGGGTATTGCTGACATGACCCAAGAGAAATATGCCGAACTTCAAAAAGATGGTAAGATTACCTCTGAAATGGCACAAAAAGCCTTGTTTGAGTTGCAAGACAAATACAAGGATGCGACGGCTAACTTCTCAACAACTATCGGCGGTCTTGAAAGAACTATTCAATCTCGTATGCCGGCAGTGGTTGCTGCCTTTCGTGACCCGATTGACAAAATGAAAAACCCATTCTTGCAACAAATTGGGAATTGGGTTGCTGACCCTAACACTGAAACGAAATTTAAAAATTTAGGGGAACACGTTTCTAAGGGCTTAGGCACTATCATGGACGCATTCTCTAAAGTATTTAATCTCGGTGACGGTACAGATAAACTTAATGGCTTAATGGACGGCCTCAATAAGTTTGTCGACAATCTGAGCAAGAGCATTGCTAACAACGCTCCTAAAATTGTAGCTTTCTTCAAGGAAACCAAAGACAGTTTAGGTGCAGTTTTTAGCATTGGTAAAGACTTTGCTGGCGGTGTTTGGGAAGTTGCCGTTGATATGATTAAGGGTGTCGCTGGTGCTTTCAACCTCATGACCGGCAATGGTAAGAAGGCTAAAGGGCCAGTCACATCACTATCTAAAGCATTGGGTGGCATTGCAAAACATAAGACGGCTATTAAAACAGTCGGTTCTTTGTTTGCTGCTTATTTTGTAGGTTCTAAGGTTGCTCTCGGTATTACGGCAGTCGTCAAAGGCATTCATGCGTGGAGAACTGCCACCGTCGGTATGACCGCGGCACAGAAAGTATTGAATCTAGCCCTTGCATCCAACCCTATCGGTTTGATTGTGACTGCCGTAACACTAGCAATCACTTCCTTGGTGCTACTCTACAAGCACAATAAGAAGTTCAAAGAATTTGTCGATAATATGTTCAAGGCTGCCAAAAAAGCCTTTGATAAAATCTTCAAAGTGACCAAAGAAATCTTTGGCAAAATCATCGATTTCTTTAAAAAGGACTGGAAACAAGTCCTTTTATTTATTGCTAATCCTATTGCTGGAGCTTTTGCTCTGATCTACAAGCACAACAAAAAATTCAAGAAATTCGTTGATGGTATCGTGAAAAGCATCAAAGACGGTTTCTCTAACGCTGGTAAATGGCTTGGTAAGACATGGGATGGCATGAAGAAAACTTGGACTGGTGCGATGGATTTAATGACCAAGAGCACCAAAAAAGGTTTTGAAAAGACCAAGACTTACTTCACTGGTGGTGAGAAAGGCATTAAAGCCTTCACTAACACCGCTAAGAAGTTGCTTGTAATCTCTAATCCAGTAGTCGCTGGTTTCGAGTTGATGTATAAGCATAACAAACCATTTAAGAAGTTTGTTGATAGCACCGTGGACCATGTCAAAGATATGGCTAAAGGCGTTGCAAAACACATGAGTAGCCTTAAGAAAGATTGGGGCGAAAAGTGGGAGAATGTCAAGAAGTTCGCATCTAAAACATGGGAAGGTATCAAGGGTAACGCTACGGAAGCAATGACTGCTCTTGGTAAGGATATTGACAAGCACCACAAGGGCATCAATAAGAACTGGTTTGATGGTTGGGAAAACTCTAAGAAATTCCTATCTAAAAAATGGGATGAAATCGGAGCATTAACACAAGAGAAATTCGGTGTTAACATTACCAAGCTAATCACCGATGCATTGACCAATATCGCTAAGTTCTTCAAAGATACGTGGGATAATGTCAAAAAAGGTTTTGGCGAAATGTGGGATGGCATGAAGAAACTTGCCGGTGATGGTATTAATGCTGTCATTGCCTTGCCTAACGCTGGTATTGATGGCATCAACAAACTGATTTCTGATTTTGGCGGTAGCAAAGAGGCTATTTCTAAAATTCCTAAAGTTAAGTTTGCCGGTGGTACTGGTATGTTTAGTTCATACCGAAACCCAATCACCAAACCTACATTAGCCACGCTTAATGATGGTTACGATAGCCCAGAAACCAACAATCAAGAAATGGTTATTCTACCTAATGGTAAGTCATTCTTGCCACAAGGTCGAAACGTTGAATACCTCTTGCCAGCCGGTTCGGAAGTGATTAATGCTAGTGAATTGGCTATGCTCATGGGCGTTGAACGTGGAGCGTTTGCGAAAGGTACTGGTTTCTGGTCTAAAATCTGGGACACTGCTACCAACGTGGCTGGCTCAGTGTGGGACACAATGAAAAACGGTGTTGACAAGTTCATGAAGATGATTGAATTTGTGACCGACGTTGTTAAAGACCCCGTTGGATCACTAGCTAAGAAATTTAGTCCTAACGCTGATAAGCTAGCTGGTATGTTTAATCCGCTTGGTAATGCACTGTATAAGAAACCAGTCGAAGAAGCTAAGAATTGGTGGAAAGAGCTTTGGTCTATGGCTAACGCTTCAATGGATGAAGGCACGGTGGCTATGGGTGCTAAAGGTGATGACTATCGATTCAAAGATAAAGCTAAAGACGCTGGTGCTGACCCGTGGGGTTACTTCTATCGTGAGTGTGTGTCATTCGTTGCAAGCCGGTTGGCTAATCTTGGTGTTAACCCTAGTCTGTTTAGCTGGTTGGGTAATGGTAATCAGTGGATATCCGCTAAAGTGCCACACTTAAACAGACCTAAACCGGGAACAGTAGCGGTCTACGCTGGTGGACCAGTATCAAGCAACCACGTTGACTTTGTAACGGCGGTACACGGTGATACTTACGACGGTGAAGAATACAACTATGGCGGTAACGGTCAATACCATCAATACACTGGTCGTCACATTGCTAACGCTGCGACCTTCCTTGATTTCGGTGTTCGAGATAGTGGAAGTAGTAGCGGTGACGATAGCAAACCTTTGAAAGACCGTAACAATCCACTACAAACATTGATTAAACGACAAGTTGGTGGCATGTTCGAATGGATTAAGAAAACTCTTGGTCCATTGCTCAGTCCTCCGGGTGGTGGAGAAGATGGTCCTCAAGGTTCCGGCGTTGGTCGATGGCGTGATTCAGTAGTTAGAGCATTGAAGGCTAACGGCATCGAGCCAAATGACTTCCGTGTGTCTAAGATTTTGGCAACAATCCAGCGTGAATCTGGTGGTGACCCTAACGTTCAAAATAACTGGGATAGCAACGCCAAAGCTGGTACACCGTCCATTGGTTTGATGCAGACCATTGGTCCTACATTTAACGCATACAAACACCCCGGACATGACAATATCCGTAACGGATATGACAACTTGCTTGCTGCAATCAACTACATCAAGCACCGCTACGGGACAACAGACGCCGCCTTTAACCGTGTCGCAGCTTACGGCTACGCTAACGGTGGTCTAGTCCACAAGAACGGTGTTTATGAATTGGCTGAAGGCGATATGCCGGAATATGTCATTCCAACAGATATCGCCAAACGTGGCAGAGCGTGGCAACTACTTACTGAAGCAGTGGCACGATTTGCCGGTGACGCTCCACAAGGCAATCACGATAGCACTTCAGACCGTGAGCGTGTGTCTATGCTTGAAAACAAGCTAGATGTCATGATTGACTTGCTCGGTCAGTTAGTAACCAATGGAATGAATCCAGTTGAAATCAGAAACGTGATTGACGGTAGAAGCGTGTCAAACGGTCTCGCACCGTTCATGACAAAAGCAACAAACGATTATGAACGCAGACAAGCGTTGCTAGGAGGTAGCGTTATTTGATAGGAATGTCAGTAACTTATGACGGTAAAAACTTAACCGAATTATTTAATGAAGGGCAAGGTCGTACCGTTCCAGTGGATGTCACAAAAAACGTGGCATCTAATTTCAATAACAACTATCAAGACCAAGGGCGTAGGCGTTATGGCCAGCAATTCCTATACAGCACCTTGTCAGTCAAGCAGATTCAAGTATCGTTTACTCTAGTCGGAAACTACGACTACTTTAACACTATTGCTGAAACGCTAGGCGGGTATCTTAACGTAGATAAGCCTAAGCCATTGATTTTCGGCGATGAGCCTAACAAGGTTTGGGAAGCTATCCCGTCTGGTCAAGCATCACTTGCGGTTGACAAGAACACCGCACCGATTACCGCAACAGTAACGGTCACGTTCGACGTGCCAAAAAGTTATGGTGAGAACAAGGCGCAAGCTCTAGTAAGTAGCGATGGTGAAACGAAATACGGCAGTATTAAAAAGGTTTCAACTGGTCACTACAAGGCGACTCTAAAGAACTTTGGTACGGCTGAAACCTATCCAGACATTAAGCTGAAGTTTAACTCAGATAATGGCTGGGTTGGGATTGTAAAATCTTCCAGCGAAAGCTATGAGATTGGGAATCCTAATGAATCTGATATGCAAGATGTAAAACGTTCGGAAATATTGCTAGATTATCGAGATGAAAACGGCATTCGAAAAGGCTTTGCAGTCGGCTCAAAAAACAACGGTGTTTTTAACGACAACAGTGCTGATTTGAACGGTACTCTTGGGATTGTTGACGTCTTTAATCGTCCAAATATCGCACTGACTTCAAGAGGAAACGGAAGTAAGTTTTTGCAAGGAAGTTCGATTTCATGGGATATTCCAGTAGATTCGAATGACGAAAGAGGTTCACTCAACGATTATGTTTGGTGGAGACAAGTCTTTTGGTTAGGACTACCTAGCCAGTATGGGTATCTTAAAATCTGTGTTTCCGATGACCAAGGAAGGTTTCTTTACGGCGTAGAGTCCAAGAAAAAAGAAAATGGTTTGGGTTGTGACTACAACATCATGGCTACCGATGGCAAAGGCAGTTACCAAATTCTTGATAGTAGACACTTTTATGGGACACACCTTGATGAGCATAACCCATTTAACGCTCAACGTGGTTGGTCTGATATGGCACGTAGGGATGACGAATTAATTTTCTATTGGTGGGGTTCTTATCTAAAATACAAAGTTCCTATCTTGAAAGGTCGTAAGTCTGCCAAAGTTAGTATTTTGTTAGCTGGTGTAGGTCAAAGTTCACTTGTAACCCACATGTATGTTGATAAATTCTGTTATCGAAAAGATTTCGTCAATGCTACCGAAGATATTCCTAACCGTTTCGGTAAAGGCTCGGTGTTGGAAGTAGATATGTCGAAAGGCAAAACCTTTGTTGACAACTTGCCAGCATCTAACGAACTAACCTACCTCTCTGAGCCGTTCGGTATCGGTACTGGTGAAACTGAAATCGACATCTACACGTCAAGTTGGATAAGAACCGACCCAACTATTGAAATTTCTTGGAAGGAGCGTTTCGTTTAATGCAAATTTGGATTCATGACAAAAACATGCGTAAGGTTTGTGCCTTAAACAACAACGTTCCGGGCATGTTGCCCTACTCTAATAGTCAATGGCACACTTATCTTGAATACTCAACCAGCACATTCGATTTCACAATTCCTAAGATTGTGAATGGCAAGATGCACGAGGATGTGAAATACATCAATGATCAGATGTATGTGTCGTTTTTCTACGATAATAATTACCATGTATTCTATGTGTCGCAACTTGTCGAGAATGACACTAGTTTTCAAGTAACTTGTAACAACACTAACCTCGAGTTAGCGATGGAATCTTCACGTCCTCTTGCTAGTAGTAACGGTGCTAAAAGCCTTGAGTGGTATTTTCAAAATCTTGACTTACTTGGTTTTGCTGGTCTTGAAATTGGTATCAATGAGATTTCTGACAAAACAAGAACTATCACGTTTGAATCTCAAAACGGCACTAAACTAGAGCAGCTTCATAGCTTGATGAATCAATTCGATGCAGAATTTGTTTTCCGTACAGAGTTAAATCGAGATGGAACTTTGAAAAAGTTTATCATCGACATCTATCAGCAGCCAGACGAAAATCACCACGGAATTGGTAAGGTTCGAGGGGATGTTATTCTCTACTACCAAAACGGACTAAAAGGTGTCCAAGTTGCTAGTGACAAGACCCAACTATTCAACGCTGGGTATTTCGTTGGGCAAGAAGGAACTAATCTTGAAAGCGTTGAGTTTGAAGAAAAAAACGAGCGTGGGCAAGTAGAGTTTTATTCTAAAAAAGGCAGTCCAATGGTCTATGCACCGCTATCTCTGGAAAAGTACCCATCCACACTAAAGGACAATGACACAGATAGATGGACACGCAAGGATTTCGAGACAGAATACAAAGATGTCAACGCCCTCAAGGCTTACGCATTGCGTACTATTAAGCAATACGCTTATCCACTATTGACCTATACCGTTGATATTCAATCTAGTTTTATTGAAAACTACAAGGATATCAATTTAGGCGACACCGTTAAGATTATTAATAATAATTTTAGAGGTGGGTTAGCCCTCGAAGCTCGTGTATCTGAGATGGTAATCAGTTTTGACATGCCGCTTAATAACTCTGTTGTGTTTTCGAATTATCGTAAAATTGTCAACAAACCATCGTCTGACTTGCAACAACGAATTGATGAAATCGCAGCAAGAGCCTTACCGTACCGTGTTGAGATCACAACCACGAACGGAACAGCGTTTAAAAACGGTGTTGGTCGCTCGACTGTTCGACCAATCTTGAAACAAGGCGATAGAACCGTTAACGCAACGTGGCGTTTCGTAATTGACGGTGTCATAAAATACGTGGGTATGACCTACGACATGGTGGCATCACAGATTACCCAACCGACTGCCTTAACGGTTTCAGCGTGGGTAGATAATAAAGAAGTAGCTTCAGAAGAAGTTACTTTTTTAAATGTCTCAGACGGTAGAAACGGTGCGAAAGGGGATAAAGGCGACCAAGGCCCGAAAGGCGATAGAGGTAATGACGGCTTGCCCGGCAAAAATGGGGTAGGCTTGAAATCCACCACGATTACCTACGGTATGAGCGATAGTGACACTGTAATGCCTACTAGTTGGACAGCAAATCCTCCCGTATTAGTTAAAGGTAAATACCTATGGACCAAGACACAGTGGATGTATACGGACTTATCTAGCGAGACTGGATATCAGAAAACATACATCCCACAGAATGGTTCAAAGGGTGATGATGGTCTGCCGGGTAAAGATGGTGTCGGGCTAGTAAACACTACGCTACGTTATGCGAAATCTACGGACGGTGTCAACAAACCGTCTGGGGTTGTGGTAGCTAATTTCCCCAACGAGATTAAGCCTAATCGGTCAAGTATCGATAATTTCATCATGACTGGCCAACGTGTCCGATTGGAGCAAGGTAAGACTTATATCTTATCTGCCGAAACCAATGGAACATTCACCAATCAGCATACCCCAAACCAATCGACTGACAATGCTACGATTTGGCTTGTCAATCCAAGTTTCAGTACGTGGGCAGTTATTTCCGACACCAACACGGCTAACGGTACGAGATACACGCATAACCGACCAACTGGTGAATACAATATCCGTGTCAATGGCTATAAGGCCGACAATTCGACATGGGTTAAAAACATCGTATTCGAAGACGGTACATGGTCACCAGACATCCCAGTGGTCAACCCCGGGGAATATCTCTGGACAAGAACGACATGGTTCTATTCAGACGGAACGAACGAACAAGGTTTTTCCGTTGCAAAAATGGGCGAACAAGGGCCAAAGGGAGACCGTGGGAATGATGGTATCCCCGGTAAGAACGGTATTGGCATTAGAAACACCAGTGTCCTATACGGATTATCTGTATCTGAAACCGTGCCACCAACCGCATGGTACCAAAACCCGCCAGCATTAGTTAAAGGGCAATGGTTTTGGACGAAAACCGTTTGGACTTACACCGATAACACCGCTGAAACGGGATATCAAAAAACCTACGTAGCAAGAGACGGCAACGATGGTAATAACGGTATCGCCGGCAAGGATGGTGTCGGTATTCGTAGCACAACCATTACTTACGCACAAGGTACATCCGGAACGGTAGCACCAACGACTGGTTGGACTAGTCAAGTACCTAACGTACCAGCGGGGCAATTCCTCTGGACTAAGACGGTTTGGAGCTATACGGATAACACTAATGAAACAGGCTATTCAGTTTCTAAAATCGGTGAGCAAGGTCCGAAAGGAAACGATGGGGCTAAAGGTGATAAGGGTGAACGTGGTCCACAAGGGCCACAAGGTCTAACCGGTCCTCAAGGCTTGCAAGGTCCAAAAGGTGACCAAGGTATCCCCGGTGTTAAGGGTGCTGATGGTAAAACACAGTATACCCACATTGCTTATGCTGATACCGTTTCTGGTAGTGGATTTAGTCAAACAGATACTAATAAGGCTTTCATTGGTATGTACCAAGATTTCAATGCTGCTGACAGTCGCAATCCGCAAGACTACCGTTGGAGCAAGTGGAAAGGTAGCGATGGGCGAGATGGCATCCCCGGTAAAGCTGGGGCAGACGGAAGGACACCTTACGTTCACTTTGCTTATGCCGATAGTGCCGATGGTCGAACTGGTTTCAGTTTTACTCAGAATGGTAATAAGCGCTATTTGGGTGTATGTACTAACTTCGACAGAACAGATAGCACAAACCCAGCTGATTATGTTTGGAATGATATGGTTGGTAGCGTGTCGGTCGGTGGTGAAAACCTTATTCGTAACTCAGCATTCCCAGAAAACACGAATGATTGGGGCTTTTGGCAATCTCCACAACAGAACCCTAATCTGTCTGTTTCACAGCATCCGTATTACTATAATAGCGCTAAACCGCTATTCTTGCTTAAAACATCATCATTAGTACCAGCGTCTACGCCACGTTTTTCAGTTAAACGAAATACTGATTATTCGTTTAATATTCAAACGTTTGCTAACGGGAATATTAAGGGCGTAGATATCTACTTCCTTGGCCGCAAGTCAAGTGAAACGAGCAAGAATTACACGAAGGCGGTGCGTTTTAAAGCACACACTGGTTCACCGTCAATGAACGGGTTAGCCAAGTGGCACTTAACATTTAATTCTGGTGAATGCGATGAAGGCTATATCCGTATTGATAACACTGGTACTACTAACGGCAGTGAGTCGCTGTTATTCTTCACTGAGCTAGACTGCTACGAGGGAACGACTGACCGAGCATGGCAAGTGTCTCCGAAAGACCTAGCAAGCCAATTAGACGGCAAGGCTGACAGTGCGTTGACACAAAGCCAGCTAAACCGTTTGAATGAGATTAATTCAGTTATGAAAGCGGAATTAGAAGCTAAAGCATCCCTTGACACACTTAACCAATGGGTGAGGGCTTACCAAGATTTCGTTAATGCTAACAACGCCAATCGGGCACAAGCCGAAAAGAACCTTGCTGATGCCAGTGCCCGTGTCGCAAAACTGGAGAACAATCTGAATGACATGTCAGAGCGTTGGAATTTCATCGACAGTTACATGGCATCTTCTAACGAGGGGCTTGTCATTGGTAAAACGGATAATTCTAGCTCTATGCTATTCAATCCGAATGGCAGAATTTCAATGTTCTCAGCTGGTAACGAAGTAATGTACATTTCACAAGGTGTGATTCACATTGAAAATGGTATCTTCTCTAAAACTATCCAAATTGGGCGCTTTAGAGAAGAACAAGATTTCATCAATCCAGACCGTAACGTAATCAGATATGTAGGAGGTAAGTAAGATGGCAGAATACTGGTCGAAAGAAGAACGGGGCTACCGTGTTCGAATGACGATTGACCAAGTCGGTCAGAATGTCGAAGCTAATACCAGCACCATTCGTGTTCGGTTGACTTTATTTAACCGTGAAAAAACGTTTACACATATTTGGTGTAAGTGGTATATTGACGCTTTTGGTCAATATATCGGTGATATGGGCTTTGCCGATATGCCACAAAAAAACTCGCAAGTTCAATTTATTGATAAGACTATTACCGTCGAGCACAAGAACGGAAACAATGTCTTTGGTTCGATTGCCTACTTCCATAGCTATGGTAACGGTGCTGGGCCTCAAGACTTAACCGTTGGTCCGTATACCATCACTTTGGACCCGATAGCCAATGCTAGCGTCTTAACTATGCCTAGCAATGTCGTTTTAGGCGATAGTGTTAATTTCTCTATTGCTAAAAAAGTAGCTTCAGCTAAGCACACACTACGTTACTCATGGTATGGACTCGAAGGTAAGCTGGCTGACAACATTGACACATCGTATAAATGGGTAATCCCAGATAGTTTTGCTAACGACATCCCTAACAGTTCGTCGGGCTGGGGAACTATTTTCCTAGACACTTACGTTGATGGAAAACTAATCAATACGCAATCTAAAACATTCACTGCTGGCTTGTCGTTAAACAGAGTTAAGCCCACATTCTCTAGGATTGCATTAGCGGATGCCACTGAATTAACAAGGAATATTACTCAATCGGATAGACACTTTGTTTCCGTGTTATCCAAAATCTATGCACGTTTTGAAAATGTTCAAGCGAAGTTCGGAGCATTCATTACGGGCTACTTTATGGAAATCGTCGGGAATAATAACACGATTTCTGCACCTAACGGCACTTTCCGTGAAATTTCTGTCAACAAAGATACACAATTCACGTTAAGAGGATATGTCGAAGATAGTCGAGGGATTAGATCTGATTCATACGAAACGACCATCACTGTTTTAAATTACTTCAGTCCAACGTTGAAATTTGAAGCGACTAGAAGTGGTGCAACCAATAGCACACTGACTATCAAGCGTTTTGCTAAAGTAGCACCACTTATGGTCAACGGTGTTCAGAAAAATCCAATGAAACTAACGTTCACCACTCGAAACGTCGATTCTGATACAGAAATTATCGATAACGGCGGAGCCGGTGGTAACTGGTCGCAGATTTCTGAATTTAACGCATCAAACGCTAATCTCGGTAATTCGTACCCAGCCGATACCTCTTATATCGTGGTCGGTAAGTTAGAGGATAAGTTTACCAGTGTATCGTTCCAAGTCACCGTTCCAAGTGACCGAATCGTGATGTCATACGATAAAGAGGGTATAGGTATTAATAAATACCGTGAGCGTGGAGCATTGGACGTTGACGGCTTGATTTACTCAAACCGCAAACAGATTCAACACCACAAACTGACCGAGCCAAACGGTGCAGCCATAGATACTAAAGTGGATAACCTAAACGACTATAGAACCACTGGTTTCTATTCGATTCTAGGGAACTACCGAAACCACCCAGCATCGGGCGAGGGGGCTTATTTGGAAGTCGTGGAAAGTCTATCTGGTTACCATCAAACGTTAACGACTATATCTGGTCGTATGTTTAAACGGACAGTAACCAACAATTCTAATGGTTCATGGATTGAGTACACGCCCAAACCAGAGAAACCGGAAAAGCCAGAACCGGCTCTGGTAAAGAAAGAAGTCGATATGGGGTTTGGCGTTAAAGCTAACATGGTTAGAAAAGGGAGCACAGTTATGTGCAGTTTGGTTCGTGGTATCTATTCGACGCTAGGTGGAATAGAGTACAAAGAACTTAACGAGAAAATGCCAGAAGGTTTTAGACCAGCCGTCGAAACGAATTTGAACGCCAGTAAAAACATAGGTGGAAATCAAGTGGGCGTAGCAACATGGCATTTATTGCCTAACGGGAACATTAATCTAACAAATCAGTCCGATGCTAAAGCAGTTTACAACGGCACGATCACTTATATCACTGAAGACAATTATCCAAATTAAGAAAGGAAAAAATAATTATGGCACTTAAAATTACAAAACAACGCACAATCAATGCAGAATTTAACGTCGAAGAAGAAGGAGCTACAATCCTTGTTAAACAAACATTTATCAGCGTAGATTCCAATGCAGTCTCTACAGTTCAAGAGAATCTTCTAAACGCTGAACTCTACGCTAAACATCGTCAAGAAATGCGTACAGACGAACGTGCTCTACGTGACTTGCGTTATAAAGTAGAGGATGAAATTTTGGCTGACACTACTACAGAGGCTTGATGCGTAAAAAATGGGGGTAAAAAAATAAAAGATGAATATTTCTGATTTGATTGACCACCTTGCCCCTACCATCGGTGTGATCGCAACGGGCTGGTTCGGGATGAAAGCTAGCAAGTCAGCTAATTTAAGCAAATCGCAATTCGGAGATTTAAAAAGCGAATTGGAAAATATCACCGATTCGGTTGAAGTCGTTCAACAAATCGGTGAATCAAACAACGAGAAAATCAACGAATTAAGCGACAAACTAGCGGTGCATGATGAAGCACATCTTGTTACCATGTATCTACGCCTTGAGCGTGACATTAACAAAGAATTAGAGCGTGGATATACCACTGTTCACAATTCTGATGTAATTCACAAAATGCACTCTAGTTACAAGAAACTAGGTGGCAACGGGTACATCGATGCCCTTTATAAAAAATACATTAATTTAGAAGTGAGGAATTAAACATGAAAATTAATTGGTCTATTCGTTTTAAAAACCGTACATTCGTAACACGCTTTGCACTAGCATTGGTGTTGCCAGTTTTGGCTTACTTTGGTATCAAATTTGAAGATATCACAAGTTGGGGAGCGTTGTTTGGATTGTTTGGCAAATTCTTGTCTAATCCATATTTGGTAGGATTGACGGCAGTTAACGCCTTGAATATGTTCCCAGACCCAACAACGAAAGGTCTTAGCGATAGCGAGCGAGCACTATCATACACTAAACCTTATGAGGACTAGTTTATGGCTAAGCTCATGACCTCTATCAACCAAGTCGAGGGTGGGGATGTCCTTAAATCTGGGGACACCACTTCCGTCTTTGGTTTTGAAATTTTGGGTTACGATGGAAAACGCATGAATCTGTCCGGCACTGGTAAGCTCACACTGTCAAATGACGAAATCGTGGCACTCTATCAAGACGTTACCGTTGAAAATGGGCGTTTCTCATTCTCAATGGGTAAGGCAGTAGCTACTGGCACTTACTACCTTGAAATTAAATTAGATGGGCATATCTTCCCGTCTAACAATTTCAAAGTGAAAGTAAAAAACTCACTGAATGCGGACAGTGCTATTCCATCGGACAAGAGCCCTAAATTAAAGTTACTAGTGGATGA